AGGTTCCAGTAAGTTGCGTTCGTGGGTAGATTGCCCGTCGATGCCAGAATACAAATGTAAGTCGAATTGTTGTAACTGACTACATCATTGGCGACATACGCCGTTGCGCCGTTGTAAGCCCCTTGCCAGATAAATGATGTGCCGTTTGTACCGTTTGTACCGTTGGTTCCAGCAAGAGCTAAAAGTGACCAATAGGTTGCGTTGGTAGGCAGATTGCCGGTCGAGTTAAGTATGCAGATATAGGATGAATTGTTATAAGAAACAACGTCGTTTACTACGTAAGCAGTACCCGCACTGTACGCGCCAAGCCATTTTGCACTTGCAGCATAAGTAAGACTGTTCCAAGCCGTGGAGCCATTACCAATCTTAAATCGCCCTGTGTCCGTTTCAGCACCGATTTCCCCTACCATCAAAGTAGGGTTAGCAGATGTCCACTGAGCAGCAGTGCCATTACGGGTTTGAATTTGAACGGCCATTAGGGTGATCCTCCGTCGATAGCCTGTGCGCCGCCATAGTTAGTTGAAGGTACGCCGCCATCTAGGTTTGGTGAATTGGCTAATGCTGCTTCAGCAGGGAGAGTTACAAATACGTTTTGGGTTCCAGAGCTAAAATTTATTCTGCTTGTGTTTCCGGCAGAATTTGACAGGACTGTATCCCTTGACAGCGTTGTACCAGAAGATGTGTAAGTTCCAATTCCAACTTCCCAGTTAGAACCAGATTGATCAGCTATCGTGTAATAAGTGCTATTACCGTTACCAATGACTGCAAAGTCTTGGAATCCAGTTACTGCCGCGCCCAGGGTTATAGTTGTAGCCGACCCAGGCGCAGATACAGTAACTTGTACACGATCTGCGACGACAAAAGCCATTATGCAGACAAGCTGAACTGATACGTTACTTGAAGAACGTCACCACTAACAACCGAACGATCCCCACCTGTGAAGTCAGAAGCAGAAAACAACGTACCTGTTGTGCCACCTTTGGTGTTATCGCTTGTCAAGAACGCACCACCAACAGTTGTCGTACCGTTGATGTTAAACGATGCTTTACTTGCTGTATTAGTAACAACCGAAGGATTAGCCGTTGTCGCCGCAGCAAATGTTGCAGCAGGACGAGTTGAATTACTGTACGTTGTGTTCTCCGTCCATCCGGCGTGAGAAGACATGGTATCGCCTGCGGCGGGTGTATTAGACGCACCAGCCCCGTAAAGACCAATATACCAAGAAGTGATGCGCGATGTTGCACCGTCAAGCGACGTGCCAGCCATGTACTGTAGGCCAACGTTGACCACAAGGTTTTTAGATTCCGCTGTCCATTTGAGATTGCCGTCTTTATCGTAGCACTCAAAGAAATACTTGCCCATCGCACGGGCTGCTTCTCCAGAACCTGGGCGAGCAATTAATCCGCTGGCAGCGGTGTCGGTTGCTTTAGCTGTAAGCTTCATTATTAATCCATCCGTATCAATGCGTTGGTTGGTGAATTGGTTGGCATCGTAATTGTAAATTTAGTTGTCGTCGTTTTGTCAGAGCCAAAATCTAATACTGCAATCGATCTATCTGCTTTTGTACTGTTGTATATCAAAGCACACCGTGCGGTAAAAGACGCTGGATCCCAGATCACATCATCAAAATCTACATAAGCCGTTGTACCTGATGAACTCACCGTAACACCCGTTAGGGTTTTACCGCCTAATGTATAGCCAGTACCTGATACTTCGTTTGTTGTTGAATAAACCGTAGTACTTTGATTTAAGTTTGCATTCGCCGTGTACAACGCAATTTTTAATACGTCTGTATCTAGGTCATGTATACCTAAATACAATTCATACTTAAAGCTTGTTGTTTGACCTTGGACAATACTCATGACACTTGAACCCTAACTTGCCCATCACGATAAGCATCCATACGTTGTTTGCCATCGCCAAGATTTTTTAACAGTGCGATTGATTGAACGTAGCGATCACTTGCTAGTTTCAATAAATCGGGTTCAAGTTTCAAAAATGTTGATCCCTCTAAAATAGTTCCGTTTAGCAACGCAGAATCAAAATTATCGCCTAGCCATGTTGTCCCAGTTGTGTTGTCTACCGCAGCAACGCTTACGCTAAAAGCAGATCCTGTACCCCCTAAATCTGTATTTGACGCAGACAGCGAATCGTTTACTACATAAAGACAACCTGAATTTGTTATCGACACAGATGTAACCGTATTGCCAGAAACAGTGATATTTGCCTTTGCTGACGAACCACTACCACCTGTAAGCGAAACATCAAAATACGTCCCGTTAACGTAACCGGAACCACCAGTTATGGCTCCTAAACTTGATATGGCACGTTGAACTATTGACGTTGGATAATAATAATAGTGAAGTTCTACGTTATAACTGATATCTGGAGTTGGCCCCACAATGAATACAAGTTCATTTGGGAAAGAAAAAAAGTCTGGTCCAAAAATAGCGTAATGCTTAGGCAAACCTGAACTTGTTGGATCTGGGTATGCTTCGCGTATAAAGTTAACGTCTTTATTTAATAAGTACAGATATTCCCCGTTTGCCTTTATAACAGCCAAGGAATATACAGAAAGCATATCTGAAGGGCATTGCAGATATTTGTTTGCTGACGTTAATATGCCTGTAACGTTTTTACGAAGATTGGCTATTTGCACCGTATTGTAAATACGTTGCTCCGCTTGGCGGATCATGGTGTTCATGTCCGCCGTGTTGAACGTTGTTTCGAGGTAGTCTTCTACCGCCGTCACAAGCTCTTGATAGTTCACGCCATTGGCCCCCTAGCCATTACACCCTTAGTTGCAGCGCCAGTACCACGTATTTTAATTCCACTGGTTTTGATATCTTTCTCAGGATACCCAGCCGTATGGACCACAGGTACAGGTTTTGGTTTTTTCATGACCTTGATGTCTTTCATTTCATACCCCGATAAGTGAACGACGTTTTTTTCTGGTTTGCTACCTTTGCAAGGTTGCGTCCCATTTTCAACATATCAGCGTTTGTCTTTCCGCCTTTAGCCATTTTTGTTAAAGGCTTGCCAGGGTGCATCGCCTTTTCATGTTTGTGTACCGCAGTTTTTGCATCCATGATGCACTCCTATGTTAAAGATATCGTTACTGTACCAACAGCCGTTGATGCGGCCAAGTAGTTTGGCGTTAGTCCGTCATCGTATGCCGAAGCACCACCTACTGGATTCCACCCCCACTGTATATCTCGAGACCCTCCCGTGGGAAATCCACCAGAGGAATTAGGTAGTAACTCAAGACCATTTACCCCAGCAGTGACGTATGTTGTATCTTTTCTTGGATTCCTAACAGCTTGAGGATCGTCCACAGGAAACATGCCAAGAAGCAATTGCGGCTGATCGGGATCAAAGCACTCGTCACAAACCAATAAGTTATATCGTTTTGTTTTTATAACTTCTGTTCTAAGTTTCTTTAGTTTGAATTGCGCGCCACACCTATCACACATGGCAATTGAATTTTTTCCAGAGGCATACCGATTACCCATATCCACCTCCAGATCCAATGAACTGTTGGCGTGGTACAAATCGAATGGCTGCTTTCTCTCGGTCTTCTCCTGCCGCTAAGTTGAATTGCTCTTCATAAGCCATCTTCAACATATCAACTCGAGATACAAGTTCTGGTTGCTTCATAGCTATGTAATACGCAAGGCCTGCAACCAAACATGGAAGGAAACGAAAGTTCATATCCGCAGTCTGTATACCTGATCCTGCGTCTTGTACCCGTCGCATTCTCCAGTAGACAAACTGATAAGTCGTGCTGTTGTCTGGCGTAGGCCAGACTGTTACCGCCGGTAGATTTGGGTTGTATATCGTTGCCCCAGCCGTATGGCTTGCCGCCGTTGTACCGTTTTGCCCACGTACAACGCCACCCAACGAATTACCATCTAGCCATTGATACAGAATATCTTCACTGTCTATACGAACAAATCCTGCGCTTGGAAGACTTGCCGTTGAGCTAAGGGTAATTGTCGTTGTCGTTGAGTTAATCGTCGACGACAATGTTGCATTAGCGGGAGAAACCTGACCTGAAAGTCTTTGAATCCAAACCTGAATGGGTCTAGCTTGTTGTAGCTTATTTGGGATAGTGGCGTAAGTTGAAACGCTAATACGTGTAATCGTTAGATCTGCCTGCGTAGACGATACATTCTGGCCGGTACGAATAACGTGTTCTAACAAATCAATCGTATCAACAGGCAAAGCATATGTGTTTACACCAGCCGTCAGGGTGATAGTTCCCTGATCAATGGTCCACATGTTGATGCCACGATTCTGCCACTCAATGGTCATCAGGTTCATGGAACGCCGCGCAGTGCGTAAGTCATAACCAGTCCGCATCTCACGGCCAGCCCTCTCCCACGCCTCTTCGGCTATTTCTGTGAACTCTGGTGAAAACCCAGTTGAACCGCTAGTGGTCATCTAAATCTCGCAGTCTTTGCGGCAATTTTTGCCGGTTGCTTAACGAACTGTTTGCCTGCGCTTTTTCCAACTCGTTTTGCTCTTGTAGTCGCAGCATACTCTGAAGGTGTAAGAGACTTAATTGCCGCCTCCGGGAGATATCGTTCGCCAGTTGCTTTTGAACCCTGTGTGCTAGGTTTGCCACTGCGCGTCCTCCAACGTTGGTTTCCCCAATCCTTCAGACTTTTCTGCGGTGCTTTCACTTCATCTTCTTTAGAGTCTGCGCCAGTCTTGCTCGTTGACCCAACTTACCTGGCGCTTTTGCAGCTTTAGCTAACTTACCTGCGGGTATCGGTTTGTCACCTTTGACACCTAATGACTTACGTAACGCACCAGGCTTCTTGATGGCTTCTTGAATCCACTTGCCACCTTTAAAGCCAGGGACGCCTCGACCTTTTAATACATCGGCTTTCGTTACTTTTCCGTCGTCGTTCAGATCAGGAAAGTCTTTAGTCACGATAACCCCCGCCTTTTTGCTTGTACTTCATAGCAAGCATCTGTGCTTTGCGAGCTGACCACTGCCCCGGCGATCCGCCTTTGCCACCAGCTTTTATCTGGTTGAACAATGCTTTACGCATTCCCGGCTTAGTGTAGTTTCCTGCTTCATTGACACGAGACTCACCGCCTTCTGCAAAGGCCATGAAGTCCGTATCGTCTCGACGTTTCTTACGCCGAGCCGTGGGCATTTTGGAAGGCATGATTGCCCCCATCCCACGAGAAGCCATCATCTCAGCACTTCCCGCCGTAGTTCATTTTCTTGACCTTACCGCCAGACTTCATGCCGGTAGAACCTTTCATGGTTACTTCCATGCCACGGGTCTTACCTTTCTTAGCGATGCCGTCAGCAGCCTTATGACCAGCAGCTAGACCGCCAGCAGCATAAGCCTTACCGCCACGCTTCATGCCTTTCATTTCTTCCATCTCATGTTTGATCATGGACTTTGGCGCGCCTTTGGCTTTCATAAAGCCAACTTCTTTCTTGACCATTGCTTTGGATTCTTTCACTTGCCCACCCTTTTTCATAAATTGACCAAGATCACCGTATCCCGGTGATGCAAACCGACCTTTGTCAGAGTCTTTCTCTAAACGTCCAGCGGCTAATCCAGGACCAAGTCCGCGAATAAGTGAGTACTTACCTTCAGGTCTTTGTTCAATATACTCATCTGTTTCTTTTACGTCTGCTTGAATGCCTTTTAAATTATCAGCACTCTTTTTTAACATGTTTTGACGGTTACGAATTTGATCGGCCATAGCCAAAATATCTTCGTCCGACATCCCGCCTTTGTTAAATTTTTTAACTTTAGCCATTGCAAATTCCTTACCTACTGACATTGGAACACCAACCTTTTTTGCAAACGATGGGCTATGCGCCACCGCCTGCATGAAACGTTTCTGTTTTTCAGAAACAGGTGGCATTACATCTTTACCATCGTGCCACGAGTGCGTCCTTTCTTGACGCATCCATCGGCTGCTTTGACATAACCACCATTCTTAGCGGTTGCCACTTCTACTTCCAATTCTGCTTTCTTAACAGGCTTGGGTCTAGGCTTTGGCTTCTTAGGTGCAAGACGTGGATCGTATTCGGACGATGCCATATCTGGTGGGCTGGGTACGTTATTTGTCACTGACATGATCATCCTTTCTTAGCGAGGGCATCAATTTTTGCTTCAAGCCGTTCAAAGCCTGAGTCAAATCGTTCCATAATTTTTTCAAGGTCTTGCCTAACTTCTGCACGAGTGATGTGATCACGGGCAATTTCCTCCCGAGTTCTATTCAGTAGGATCTGGATACGTTTCTGTTCATCAGAAGAGTTCTTCAGCATGAACATCACCAGCCCCACTAAAAACGACGTGATTAAATTCCAAACCAACGTACCCGTTTCCATCTAACACTTCCATCGACGTCTTGCCTGCCGAATCCGGCTATTTGAGTCTTTGGCTGCTTCAGGGAATTGCTTCATTTGACCGGCAGATCTAGCGCAAAAAGACTTCCTTCGTGCCGCATCTTTCGGGCCAGGATTGTCACTAGTCACAGCCGTCTTGAGTTTGCTGCCGGGATTGGCCTTGCGATAAGCTGCAACGCCTTTCTCAGTCATTCCTGCGCCTTGTTTAGTAGGACGGAAATTGCCAGACTTTACAGACGTTGCAATACCCATTCCTTTCTTAGCCATGGCTTACCCGCAGATTAGTGTCACTGCCGTGACATTGGTAGGCGTAACAGTGGCAAAGTCATCATTACTAAATGCAGTACGGATACCTTCAGCCGCCATATATAAGCTATTGACCTGCGTAGCAGAAGCTGGTGTATCTATTTCCAACAGGATTTGTGAGTCACTATTTCTTGTGACAATCACTGTCCCTGCTGAAGCACCCG